GCCGCCCTCGCACTGGAGGCCCTTGTCGGCCGCCTCGTCTGCCTAAAGGACCGCTACGGCAATATGGCCATCGGCTCGCTCCCGTCGCTCGAGAGCAACTGCGACGAGTTCATGCGCCGCTATTCCTTCACCATCTCGCACACGAACCGGGAGGAGGCGATCACCCTTGACCCGTGACGTCCGCTTCCGCGTCGACGTGCTCAGAAACGGCGCGCCCATCACCCACCTCCAATGGGACACCGGCAGCGCCCCGCAGATCATCGCCAGCCGCGACGCGACGATCCACACCAGCATCAAGGGCACCTTCCTCGTCAACGACGCGGTCGACTACCTCTCCGACGAGCTCCAGCCTGTCATGACCATCGACGGGAAGGAGACGCCCCTCGGCATCTATCAGGCCGCGACCCCGAGCATCAAGGGCGCGGCCGGTCAGAAGCGCGTCGAGGTCGAGGCCTACGACCGCTGCTGGCGCGTCTACAGCAACCGCACCGAGACCATCCTGCACCTGTCCGCCGGTGCGTCCTATCTCACCGAGATCCGCAAGCTGCTCACCGCCTGCGGCGTCGCGCTCGTCATTGCGACGCCGTCGGACGCGACGCTGCAGACCGACCGCGAAGACTGGGATGTCGGCACGAGCTACCTGACCATCGTCAACGACCTGCTGGCCGAGATCAACTACAACAGCCTCTGGTTCGACGCCTCCGGCGTCGCCCGTCTCGAGCCCTATCAGGAGCCGAGCGCGCAGAACATCGACTGGTCCTACGGCACGACGGACCTCTTTCTTCCAGACCGGCATCCGGGGCCGAACTTCTCAGATGAGGAAGACATCTTCAACGCGCCGAACGTCTTCATCTGCGTCTGCTCCAACCCGGATTTGGAACAGCCGATGGTAGCGACGGCGATCAACGACAATCCGCAATCGCGGAAGTCCACGTTCCGGCGCAACATGCGCATCGCCTCGCTCATCAAGGTCGACAACATCGCCTCGCAGGAGGAGCTGCAGGCCTACGCCGACCGCATGCGCAACGAGTCGCTCCTTTCCGCCCGGGCCATCACGTTTTACACGCTCAATGACCCCGGCCACGGCATCGGTGACGTCCTCGCGCTCACGCACGACGACATCGGCGGCATTTATCTCGAAACCGGCTGGCAGATGCAGCTGTCAGCCGGAAGTCTCATGACACACTCTGCAAAAAGGACGGTGATTGCGTAAATGGAAGGCGTCGACAGCCTGTACACCGAAGAACCCGAAGAGCAGCAGACCGAAGAACAGCAGCAGCCATTCCAGCTGGCCGTCATTGCGACGGTCGAGGAAGACGGCCTGACCCTCACGCCTGACGGCGCGGAGGAGCCGACCGAGAAGCGCTTCAAGTGCAACACCGGCATCAACTTCGCCGCCGGACAGCGCGTGGCCGTCCTCGAACTGTCCGGCAGCAAGGTCGTCATGTTCCCGATCGGCAACCCCGGCGCGGACGCGCCGGCGAAGATCCCAACCGGCGGTACGGCCGGGCAGGTGCTCAAAAAATCGTCCGACAACGACTACGAGCTCACATGGGGCAGCATCACCGGCCTCCTGCCGACCGGAGGAACGAGCGGGCAGATCCTCAAAAAGTCAGGAAACGCCGACTACGCCGTCGAATGGGGCGACATCAACGGTGCTCTGCCGTCCGGCGGAACGACGGGCCAGGTGCTCAAAAAATCCAGCGCCGCCGACTACGCCTGCACGTGGGGCAGCATCGACGGCCTCCTGCCATCCGGAGGCACCGACGGTCAGGTGCTGCTAAAAAACGGCGCGACAAACTACAGCGTAAAATGGGGAACACTCACCGGTGCGCTGCCGAAGGGCGGCAGCGCAGGGCAGGTGCTGAAAAAATCATCTGCGACAGACTACGCTTGCACGTGGGGCGACGTCGACGGCAAGCTTCCGAGCGGCGGCACCGACGGCCAGGTGCTCCTGAAAAACGGATCGACGGCCTACGCCGCGAAGTGGGGCACGGTATCCGCCGCAGGACTCAAGAGCGGATACAATTCGCTGGAGCTGAAAACAAAAACCCTGACGCCGTCCTCGAACGGCTTTGAGATAGGGACATCGAGCTATCCCGTGACAGTCAGGGGAGATGAAATCGTGCTGTATTACAGTTCATACCGCTACTGCACCCTTGCGTGCAACTCATCAGGGAAGCTGACCGTCAACGGCACAGCCATCAACTAAGGAGGGCATCATGAAATTATACGACATCGCGCTCGCGGCAAAGCCACTGCAGAAGCTCATCGAACAGGACCTGCCGCTGCGGCAGGCCTATCAGCTCGCCATGCTGGCGACCAGGCTCAACCCAACACTCGAATTCTACGGAAACCAGCTCATGAGCGGGCGGCCGCAGGCGGAGCTGAACGAGCTGGACGCCGACACGCTCCCAGAGCTGCCGAACATCACGCTTCCGCTCGACCTCGATATCCGGCTTTCCGCCGGGGATATCAAGTGCCTTGAACCGTTCGTGACCTTCGAAGGAGCTGATAACGCATGATCACCATCCACTGCTCCCGCGCGTGCGCGCATCTGGCGTCGCCGCCGGAGCTTTTGACGGCGGGCATGGCCAAGGCCGTGACCGTTGAGTTCGTCTTCTCGCCCGAGTGGGACGGGCTGACGAAGACCGCCGTCTTCTCGAACGGCAAGACCACCGTCGACGTTCTGGCGGCGAACTGGGACGGGGATACCGTTCCCGTCCCGCACGAAGTTCTCGCCGTCCCGGGCCGCCACGCCCGCGTGGGCGTCTATGGCGCGGACGAAAGCGGCGTCGTCCTGCCGACCGTCTGGGTGAGCCTCGGCAAAGTCCAGCCAGGCGCGGACCCATCCGGCGACGAGACCGCCGACCCGTCCCTGCCCGTCTGGGCGCAGCTGCAAAAGCAGATCGGCGATCTGGACGACCTCCAGACCTACAACAAGGGCAACCTCGTTGCCGCCATCAACGAGGCCCGCAGCTCCGGCGGCGGATCTGGCGGCGGAGGCATCCAGTCGGCACAGATCGACGCGATCCTCGTGATGACAAAATCCGAATATGACGCGCTGGACAAAAAGGACGCGCGGACACTGTATCTGTTGGAGGGATAACATGCTGGCAGTTGGACTCAAACGCATTCTGGAGCTGTTCATCGGCTCCATGGGCATCAAATCCGCCCACCTGGGCACGAAAACTATCTACGAAAGACCGGGCGGATTTTTGTACATTGAACTCACAAGCGAAGAAAGGGGATAAATCCAGATGGCAAGTTTTTTCAATCTGACACTTGATACGCTGGCACCTGCCGGCCTATCGCTGATCCTGAACGACGGTGCACAGTACGCGACCAGCGCGACCGTCACGGCGAAGATCTCTGTCTCCGACGAGACAACGACGGGATACCAGATGAAGATCTGGGGCACGAAGACGGCGGAGACCGAGGCGGAAGCGTCGTGGGAGACATTCGCCAAGACAAAATCCATCACGCTGCCCGACGGAGACGGACTCAAGACGATCTATGTCAAGATGCGCGACGACGTCGGCAACGAAACGGCCGCAGTCAGCGACACGATCACGCTCAACACGTCGATTCCTGCCGTGACCATCACCGGCCCCGACAAGAGCAGGATCTCGAAGGTCACGGGCTACGATGCAGCGGCGTTCTCCTTCGTCTGCGACGTGGACTTTGAGGAATACACCATTCGCGTCGTCCCGGCGACGAGCAGCCTGCACACGGCGGGCACCCAGATCCCGACGACGGGCGGCTCCACCAACGTCAGCGGCACGGAGGGAGGCTACAAGAAGAACACCGCCATCAACGTCACTGTCAAGGGCGCGGACCTCGAGGCAGCGTCTTCCGGCGACGGCACGAAGATCGTCAAGGTCTTCGTCAAGAACGCCGCCGGGACCTGGAGTGCCGCCTGATGGCCGCGCCGCAGCTGACATTCTCCATCACGGGCAACAAGATCTCGGCGGTCTCGGGGTTCGACTCGATCACCGTTTCCTTCTCGTCGGACATCGCCTACACGGCCTTCGAGTGCCGCGCGACGAAGTCCGGCGAGGATTGGGGCCGCGGGAAGGGAGCTTTGATCGCGTCCTTCTCCCAGACCCCGGCGGGCACGCAGCGCACCTTTGAGGTTTACGACGATTTTCTGCTTTCCGGTGATGGGGAATACCGCATTTCGTTGTTCGCGCAGGGCGCGGACGGCAGCTGGAACGACAACTACGGCTTTATCCCGCTGGGAGAGTCGCAGGCGCTGAAGACCGCGGACGGCGAGGATTTTCTGTGTATGAAGGAGTGATCGTATGGCTTACAACAGCCAGTTTACCGGCGCGCAGATCGACGAGGCTATCGCCGACGTGCGCAGCAACAAAGACACGTGGAACGGAAAGCAAGATGTGATTCTCGCCTCCGGCGCGGCCGTCGGGGACCTGATCAAGGTCAAGGCGGTGGACGCCAGAGGGAAGCCGACGGCGTGGGCGGTGGCCGTGGCGGGCACGGACTATATGAAGACCGGCAACATCACCAAGCAGACGCTGGTCTCCGCGGAGACCACGCCGACCGAGAACATGGCCATCAACTGGCAATATGAGTGAGGAGGCCCCATGGCGCACAAGACATTGATCTCCGGCACGGCCTATTCCGTGACGGGCGGCCGGGAGCTGATCGGCGGCACAGGCTACGACTGCAAAGCCGGGAAGACCCTCATCGGCGGAACGGCGTTCACCGTACCGTTTTCGAAGGGCATTCCCCTGAACACCATCACCCCCGGCGCGATCCTGTACCTGAACGAATCCGGCAGCCCCGTGCCGTTTTATATCGCAAAGCACGACTACGAGAGCGGGCTTAACGGGGCCGGGCGGACGCTGGTGGTGAGGAAGGATTGCTATGATATGCGCGTTTTCAGTAACAGCAGCAACGCCTATGCAGACAGCTCCTTGGATTCTTGGCTCTGCAACACCTACCTCAAGTTGCTGGATGCCGGTGTTCAGATCGCGATTGGAAAAACAAAATTCTACTACACCCCCGGAAACGGAAACACCACCATGGTCACGCTACAGCGAGCAGTGTTCCAACTATCAGTTACTGAACTCGGAAAAACGGGGAACAACGCAAACATAGAGGGGAATGTGTTACCGATTGCAAGCATGCTTCAAATTGCATACCGCAATGGTTCTGCCGTTGCCCAATGGACACGAACCCCATACAAGCCAGATATATATCGTGTGTACCTAATTGCAGCAAGCAACATACTAGATGTTGTTAGCTACACTATGAAACTCGAAGCAGGTTCCCGTCCTGCATTCACGCTCCCCGGAAATCTCGGACTCGCGCAGAACGCCGACGGCACCTACACCCTTGCAACATAAAGGAGGACCCACATGGGCACACACCACATTTTGAAAGACGGCACGTCCTACGCCATCAAAGGCGGCACCGACCTGATTGCTGGTACAAGTTACCAAATCGGGGGGCCGAACGCTGGTGAATGGGACGGCGTATGAGGTCAAGTTCAGCGACGGGCTGACGTGGATCATAAATGAGTCCCCCAAAATAATGGTTTTTGAGCAAGCCATTGATTTTACATCAAACGGGAAAAAATTTGACTATTTCATGATCACTGCAGGCTCTCGGCCAAACATTGTTTACTCTTACGGGCCAGGCGATATTTGGTACGCATATTTCAACGGGAGCTGGACGCAAGAGGCATTCCGGACAGTGACTTTCGCTGAAATGCCAACAGGAGCACTATTAGCATGGCTGCAGGCCAATGCCGTGCAGCAATAGACAGGAGGAACTTATGGACACCTGGTACATCACCATTGGAGGGCAGGAGATCGAGACGCGGCCGGCCGCCGGCCGCATGCGCGACGCCGACTGGGGCGGGCGCGAGAGCCGCGCCGTCACCATCGCCAAGAGCGCGGTTGCAGACCCGCTGGCGCTGTTCTGCGACGGCGCCGTCTGGGGCATGATCCACCGCTACACCACGGCCGTCCCTGTGCTGGACGCAGAGGGCAACGTCCAGATGAACGAGGACGGAACCGTCAAGTCGACGACCGAGACCGCCGAGGACCGCTACATGGACGACTACGCGGACTTCACCCTCGCCGGTCCCAT